GTGTGGGCTCGCATTGGTCTTGTGCCTACAAAGGTAGACCTCGAGAAGTCGAGCCGAGATTTTGCCAAGACTATCCACTCGGCTGCAAAGGCAATCCGTGATGCAATGAACTTTGCCCCTAACCTTGCAAAACTCGATGCCGAGAAACCTGCAAAGAAGGGTGCAAAGGGTGCAGAGAAGCCTGCAACAACTGCCGAAACCCCTGCACAAGCGGCTTAATCCGAGGAGTAACTATCCGACAATCTGCCTGAAATAGGAGTGCAATAGATAGATTTTCGTAATTGCGTGAAGAGCGTGTTATCGTGTGTATGCCGATAATACGCTCTTTTTGTTTCGGGCGTAAGGTATCGTAACCGTGATGAGCGAGAAAAATTCTGCCGCAGGTATGCCCGCAGTAGAGCGAGAGCATACCATTGACGATGTGAAGACGGCATTGGAAGCATCTGCCACCGCCATACACGAAGCAATCCATATTGCCCGTGAGGTGTGGGAAAGTGATGATGATGCCATCTGTTTCGACATCGATGACTTGGTGCAGATAGAGTCTGCATTGCAAGAGATCTGCAACCTCGTAGCAGGCATTGACTGCGATGACGAGGATTGAACCCTGCCGAGAGTGCGCATATAGCGAGGAGAACTATGCCCGAACTATGTGCGCACCCTTTTTTAGACACTAATACACACTATGCCGAGATTGCAACTCGGAGTGTCTGCAAGTAACAAAATCGAAGCAAAATGATAGAAGTATTCAATGCAAAACGCACCCGCAGTTTCGGGTGCTTTGCCAGTTTCAGGAGTGCCGAAGATACGCTTAACCGCCTTGCCCGTGAGAACATTCTGGGCGATGTTCCGTGCGTATCAATCTCGGCATACCGCAACAATGAGTTGCAGAGAGAGTATCAAGCCGTCTTTGTCGGAGGTAAGTGGCGTATGCCCAAGGAGCGTAAAAAGCGAGCAATCGTAGTGCCACTTCCAACTCGCAAGAAACGCAAGAGAAAACTCTGCAAGGAGTATCTGACCGCCGAACTGATGTTTCGTGAGGCGTTCCCTGACCACCTAAACAAGACCTATCCGCTCTCTGCTGACACCTTGGTATTGTGCAGTAGAAGATGCAAGGTCTATGCGTAAAAAACAACCGATGTAAAACCGCTATGGGGCTATTGGCTCTATACTTTAACAAAACAGTGAACTATGCCTAATTGGTGCTTTACCTCCTATGTCGTAACGGGAGATGAAAACGAAGTGTGCGACCTCTACGAGAAGATGCTATCCCTCGAAGAGCGTGAGGAGTCGCTTGTCGAAAATGGCTTCGGCAAGACTTGGCTCGGAAACCTTGTAACCCTCTTGGGTGGTGATTGGAATACCATCTATTGCCGAGGAGAGTGGGAATATATTGAAAAAGATGAAGATGGTGAGGGCAATGTCATATTGCGTTTCTCGGTAACTTCTGCGTGGAGCGACCCCGATGATACCATAAACTTTCTCAAACGGAAATATCCCAGCCTTGCCTTCTACTTTATTGCCGAAGAGCCTGGAATGGGCTACTATGCAACAAATGATGTGGAGGGAGATTTCTTCCCTGAACGCTACTATTTCTCCGAACCAGATGACCCAGAGCCATACAACTATGCAGAAGATGAGTTCGATGACTTTCTGCGTGATGTAGGCAACTTCGTGGGCAAGGAGTTGAAGAGCATTGAGGAGGCTCAAGAGGCTGTCAATGAGTACAACAAGGACAAAGAGTTTGACGAAATGATTGAAATAAAAGTCTATAAAGTGGTATAACTATGAGCAACAAAATCAGTGAAGTAACAGGTGTAATCATCAGCCGTGCCTTGCTTGACGAGTACGGCTATGACGGCGATATGCCCTCAGACGAGGAGATGCAGACCATTGCCGATGAACTGCTGGAGTATTGGGGCGAGAGTGATGGCTTCCGTGATGCCCTGCGTAGCACAATGTCGAACCTTTATGGCATAGAGGAGGATTAGCGTATGGCACTAACGACACATCAGCGAGGTATAATACTGAGAGGTATCTGTGGCAGTGCCTCGCTCAAAGACAAGCAACCACAAATCAGTGATAGCAATACGGTCATAACCTGTGCCCAGCGTCTTGAAATCTGGGATATATGCAGTATCAGTTGCGATGCCGAAGCCTTTGGTCTTAAAGCAGAGTTCGGCTACGATGGAGCAACCCGCATCACCTTTACCGAAAAGGAGTAATGCTATGGAGTACTACTATTTCGACTACCTCTACAAGGAGATTGGGCTTAAAGCCGAGGACATCGATGCCGTGCCTCAAATGGGCAGTGCCGATGATGTGTGCGATGAGATTGCAAGCAAGGATTACATCGTAGAGCAGTTTGCCGATGTGTCGTTCGAGAACCTCAGATATGCAGTCTGCTGTCTGTGCGACAGCCCAACTATTGAGAGCCGCCACGATGCACTGATGTATTTAGTGTGGATTGCAGCTCTCGACATCAAGGAACAAAGAGTATTAACATAAAAATCAGAGAAATGGAAACGATTACCTTAACCAAAGTTAATGCCCATCGTGTGCTCACGATTAGGCGTAAAGATGCCGCAGAGAGTGAGCCTGTGGCATTTCATTTTAGAGGCAAGAAGTATGGCTATTGCAGCTATGCTCACCTTATCGGAGATATTGCTGAGGAGAAGATCCTCGCACCTGCAACCTTTGCCGATTGGGAGGTTGTGGAGTTTGCACACCCCGGATACCTTGAAGCATACTTCGAGCAGGCGTGCCGCTCCTACAACCTCACATCGTTCTCACCCGAAGAGCGTGGAGAGTCGGATATTGCCTCCTACGAGAAGGAGTTGCACGAAGACCTATCTACTATGCCCGAGGAGCAGCGTGAGCGATATAAGGAGAACTATATCCGCTACTTCGTGGCGATGATTTCTGCCAATAGTCGCTGTGCGAGTGCTATGATTACGGGACCTGCACGCTTCAACACCCAGCGCAACGACAAAGCCCTCAGTAGTTACGAGAAGAGTGTAACGGCATTCAGGGAGTGGCGTAAGCGTGCGTTAGATGCCATCAGCAAGGCACAAGAGCGCAAGAAGACCCCCGAAGAGTTTGCAGAGGAGGCGTGGCTTGCCGTTAAAGCGGACATCGAGAGTACTGCCGAAACCATTCGAGGCATTGACAATGGCACTTTGCCCTGTATGCGCTCTCTTATTGTTGGCAACCTCTATGGGCGACTTACCACACACTGCAACAACGGCAATGTGGAGATTATCGACCGTGCTGTTGCCCTTATCAAGGAACTCAACGCCACGATGAAGAAGCCTATCGTCACCGCACGCCACGGCATCTTCAAACTGCCGGAGTTGGTGCGTAAGGTGCGTGAGAAGTTGGAGCAACAGGCTAACCGTGAGAATAAGGAGATTGCCTTTGAGGGTGGAACTATCGTCTATAACTATGATGAAGATCGCCTGCAAATCCTCTTCGATGCAGTCCCTGACAGTGATATGCGTACCAAACTCAAGGGTAATGCTTTTAAGTGGTCACCTCGCAATCAGGCGTGGCAGCGACAACTCACCCAGAATGCTGTGAGTGCTGCCCGCAGAGTGCTCAACATAACATTGTAGGCTATGTTACTCGTTATTGACTCACGCTACTTTGATAGCGTCATCGTCACCTCTATGCGTGATGATGTGCATAGCGACTACGGTGGGGAAACTCTGGAGGAGCTGCGTGATAGGTATGACAATCCATTCCTTATCACTGTAACTCCTGACCGCATAGCCCTGTTGCTCAAACGCTACGACAAAGCCATCAGCCAGCCCTTTGAGGAGATTTCCGAGGAGCGTTACTACGACCTTTTGGGCTGTGTACCTCCCAAGCGTCAGCGTCGCAACCGCTTCTTTGTGGGTGAGGCGTACTCGGGCACGATGTACGACCTCTGCTTCCGTTTGGGCGACAGATACTTCAAGGCTCTGCGCGACATACGCCTCAGCGATGAGGATATAGATGCCGAGATAAGCCGCTTTGCCAAGAAGCTGAAGCAACACCCGAAGATTATCAAGGGTGAGCCTTTCCGCAACCATAATGGGTGGCACAATAGGATTGTGATGCACACGCCATACTACTTTCAGTTGGGTAAGCGAAAACTCTTCCTTTGCAGTCTTACCTCGGATAGCGGTAATAAGTATGATGACAGACGATACCGCCGAGAGATGGCAGAGCGTCTTCTTAATCTGCGCCAGAACCACTACGACTACTGCACCTTCCACTCACGCTATCCCGACATCTTCGAGTTCTTCAAGTGGCTGCGAGAAAACCACTACACCCTTGAAGTGCAAGGCTCACTCTTCAGCATAGACCCTGAGAGAAATTATGTGGACTTTCACGGTAATGTATGCGAATATTCTGCCGCCTTTCACTACCGCATCTATTCCAGAGAGTTGTTCGAGAATATCATCAACCAGCTGCGCCGCGTCAAGCGACATACGGCGTGGCAACCTAAACCCCGAAAGTGATGTACCAGATAGATAAACTACGCATCATCGAGAGCGATGCCGTGCCCAAAGAGGGCGCAAAGATTGAGGCTCTGAGTACCTCGATAAAGATTACTCACACCTGCGGCTGTGTGCTTGTTGAGCACTTTGCAGCGGGCAAACCTGATATGCGCCGTGAGGATGACCCCGAAAAATATGATCGACTCCTTGCAGAGCGTAAGTACTTCATTGAACTGTGTAACGAACATAAAAACTGTAAATAACAATGGCTGAGATAATCAAAACAGACGGAACACGCACTGCCACAACCCCTGCCAACGGAGAGTATTTCACTCTTGAGGAGATGCAGGCGTCAGTTGGCGGATTGGTCGAAATTATTGAACTCGACGACAAGCAATCTATGATCCTTAACGAGGAGGGCAAGTTGCTCGACCTGCCTTACAACGAGGAGGCAGACAACATCTTCCACCAACATTTTACCACCCTTGACTACATCGTGGGAGATGTGCTTCTATGTGAAAACGACCTACTACGATAACTATGGATAGAGAAAAGATACAGCAAATAAAAGGTATGCTTACAGAGCTTGAGCAGTTCAAGGAGAGTAGCAACGAGATAACAATCGTGTCTAAAGAGAACATACTCCGAGTTGATGGAGAAGTAATGGCGGCGATGATGAGTGCCGCCATTATTGTTTTAGAAAATCAGCTGGATATTGTCAAGTTCGGCAAACCGTCTGACAATCTTGAAGATAGCCGCGAGTTTAAGGCTGCACGAGCATTGGAAGATGCAATTAATTCATTTTCCTTCAACCCTGACCGCTTTGCCGAGGCTATTCCTTATATGCATAGGACATTGCAGCAGAACTTCTTCCGATTGGTAAGAAGCTGTGTGTGCAAGATGGCAAATGCCGAGTCGTGGCGCATAGACCCACGCAACGAGGCATCACACAAGATGTGTAAAGCCATCGCAGAGCCTATGAGTGAATACTCATTACCATACATTTAATAATTATGGCAGACAAGATTTTAGAGATGTTCTTCGACCTCGACCGATGGACGAAGGCCATTGCGAAAGGTGTAGGCAAGGATATCCGCAAAGACCAGCTGATACACCTTGCAAGTGAGCATACCCGCCTTGCCATTGCGAGTGCAATGAAGCACGGTGAGTATGAGATTTCCCCGCCACACACGGCACAAATCCCCAAGGATAACGGCGAGTTCCGCACCGTCTATGTGAACGAGCCTATCGACCGCATCATCCTCAGTATTGCCAACGACCTGCTGTTTGACCTTATGCCCGAGATGGTGCACCCTGCGTGCAAATCCTATCAGACAGGCATCGGCTGTGGCAAGGTTGTGAAGGAGGTGAGCAGTCGTATTGCCTACAATTCAACAACTAACACACTCGGCTGGAAAGCAGACCTGAGCAAGTACTTCGACAGCGTGCCTCTGATGTTTATTGATGAGGCGTTCGATAAGGTCGAGGCAAAGCACGGACACTCCGTAGTCATTGATGTACTCCGCAAGTACTACCACAACGACATCTACTTTGATAAGGATAACAAGCTGCTGCGTAAGTTCCAATCACTCAAACAGGGCTGTGCCGTGGCGAGCTGGCTTGCCGATGTGTTGCTCTACGACCTCGATGCGGAGCTTACCGCTTTGGGTGAGTTCTACACTCGCTACTCGGACGATATGCTCTACATCGGTGAGAAGTACGAGCAAGCGATGACCATCTTAGAAAATCGCCTCGCCGAGAAGTCTATGCACCTCAATCCCAAGAAGGTTGAGTATCTGACATCGGATAGGTGGTTCAAATTCCTCGGCTATAGCATCAAGGGTGCTGACATCTCCCTCTCATCCTCACGCATCAAGACATTTCAACGAGAGATTGAGCGTCGCACAATCCGCAACCCCCGAACATCACTACACAAGGCTATCAACTCGGTTAATCGCTACCTCTACAAGGGAGATGGCGAACATAGCTGGGCAACTCAGATATTGCCCGTGTGCAATGTCCGCAGTGATATCGACGAACTCAACAAGTTTGTTATGGACTGCCTGCGTGCCGTGAAGACGGGCAAGCGTAAGGTTGGTGGTTTGGGCTATGTGGCTACGAAGAGTGATGGCTGCATCGTGCGTGGTCGAGGTCGCAATGTCAAGGCAAACCGAGAGAAGATGCCCAGAGAGATTGATGGCTATATGACCATAGGTTGTATGCAGAAAGCACTGCTCACCAGCCGTGCGGTATATAACACGCTGGTAGCATCACTATAACACAAGTCGAACACACGACTACCGAATGAAGAGCAACAATTCAATAATACAGGTATCAACCCAGAAGTGAGATATATTCACCTGGTTATCCCCAGGTGAATCCATGTAACTTCTGGCACCACCTGTATTTATCAATCAAGTAAAGCAATGTGTCGGTTGCCTGACATTCGCAATATGCCGAAGCACATCGGCAAGGGTTCAAGGAGCAGACATTTACATCCCGCGTGCAAACCCAGCTCCGCCGAGTCTTGAAGGAGGCAGATTGACCTCCTTCGAGACTCCTCCGAGCTGGCTTCACGCTGGATAGATCGAAGGGATAAAGCGATGTGCCACTGCTATGAGACTCTGCCCGGCATAGGGAGCGTATCGAGGGAGAGGGTTCATTGTCCCGTCTTAAATAAGCCTCCGCTGCGGCGTCGTAATCCCGATTGTTATACGACGCCGCTGCTTAGGCTTCCCCAGACGGGAGACATCACAAACATAGAGGTATATGCCACCTCTTCACCGTTACGCATCGCCTCGCACAAGGTTTATGGTCGAGGTCAGGAATTTACTGAGCAGCCCTCGCAGTCTGATGGAACCTTAGTCATCTCCTGCGATTACGATAGATGACTTAGGGTCCATCAGATTCAGTGCTGCTTACATCAGATTGATAAAGATATGTGCCACCCTGACAAGATCATAAGGTAACGCAACCAAAACTGCACAAGGAGCCTCGTTTAACAATACAGTCTCTTACTTCGATCCTGACACCCGCAGATTGTCAGGTCTCAGGATCGAGAATCCACTGTATTTATCAGACCTATAAAGCGATGCGTCATAGGCTCAGAGTGCTAAACACGAAAACAAGTAAGCAAATGAATAACATCTACCACGAGTCCGTCCAAGCCGTTAAGGACGGAGCAAAATTCAGGGTTGACCTCGAAAGGCGAAACCTTACGATTGACGGCAAGAAGATTATCACGAACGGAGAGTACGAGGGCGAGTTGGGAATGAGTCTGGCAACGCTTGATGACTTCCTCTACACCGTGGAACGCCTTTACACCTTCTACAAGCACTCTGTGCCCTCGGAGCGTAGCGAGAGCAAGTCCCGCCAATACTTCCGAGCATTGCCCGAGCGAGAACTCTCGGACGAGGATATGCTCTACGGCAAGCGTCGAGACCCCGCACAGATTGAGCTTGAGCTATATATCCTCTGCCAAGTGCTGCTCGGAATGGAGTGGAACGAAGAGCGTATGGGCAAATGGTTCTGGCAGAGCAAGGAGGACAAAGACCTCGTGATTCTCAAACAATGGATTCAACCGGGAAATAATCCCATTAACAACAAATAACTTATGAGCAAAAAGAATGAGACAAAAGTTCTCTGCCCCGAGTGTGGTGCAGAGTTGGCAATCGCAGACAAGACTATTACTACGGTTGCTACGGTGATTGGTAAGGATGCCGGTATCGGTGTTGTGTATGCTGAGGTCGTTGGCAAGGAGGTTAAGCCTGCCAAAAAACTGCCCAAGACCGCTAAGGAGCGTATCGAGGCGTTGCGTGATGCAGGTGTAGATGTAAGCCACCTCTTTGCTATGCAGGGTGCCAATGGTGGTGAGTGCGTAGCATCAAACAAGGACGGCAAGTTGGTTGTCCTCGATGATAACGACCCGCTCTTCGAGCTTATCATCAAGCAGGGCACGGTGCCTAATCCTCGATTGTTCCGCCGCTGGGTTATGGCACAGATGTTCCATATGATGACAGCACTCGACTACCTCACCAAGCAGCCTATGGGTGTTACCGCTATGATTCACCGTATGGGCTACGAGTATCAGTGGAAGATGCTCCTCGACGAGCTCTATGCACAGATGAAGATGGAGCACCGTGATCCTGAGAACTACACAGACCGCAACCGCTGGTTCAACAACGAGGTAGCCACTAAGATGGCAAGCGAGTATATCGGACTTCTGAAAAAGCGTGTCGATACGCTCAAAGTCCGCAAGTGCAAAGGTATCCCTTACAAGCGTATCGCCGGAAAGAACATCTTTGTATCTGACCTCTACAGCAAGCTCTACCACCCGTTGGAGAGAGCGATGTATGCTATCCGCCGAGCGAAAAACGCTGCAAAGCTCTACGAGGCTGTGGCAGAGTTCAACTCTTTGCGCCTCAAGATGCACTGGAAGACTCCTCAGTGCAGTGCGTGGATTGATGCCTACAAGGGTTCGGGAGCCTTCTTCACGATGCAGAACCTTATCCGCTTCCACGACTGTGTGGCATACGATGATGCCGGCAAGCGTCTGGACAAATACCAGTCGTTGGCGTTCATCACCACCAAGGCCAAGATGTACCGCAACGGCGATGGCTGGCGACTGTTAGCAGTATTGAAGAAGATGCTCGAAGATAACGGCATCGACCTCAAGCGCAAGATGGCTGAGTGGCGTAAGAAGTAGCCCAGCACGATTGGCAAGCAGGTATTGATGGGCTGACATATTTAGCACGGCCTTGTTCAAGCGACCCGCGAACCGGTATATCAACCGGTTCGCGCGTTCATCACAAGGAGTTACATCTACTGATTAGAGTTATGCCCCCTGTCGGCAATCATACCACCAACTTTTGGCAACCTCGATATGAAGGGCCATCACATTTACTACCGTCCTGCGGATACGATGCCCTCCCAGCTTGATTAGCTGTTGGGCATCCTTCAGTAGGACGCCTACATCACATAATTAGAGCAATGCCCCCGAATGGCATTCATATCTTTCAACAAATAAAACTACAACTATGAGCAAGAAACAACTACGACGCAGAGCATATTTGCTCTCAAAGGTTCGCGAGCAAGGTATCCGTTGCAAGACACACGCCAAGACCATCTTCTGTCCCTATGGCGAGGACCCTGTAAAGATGCCTTATGTAGGCAACCTCATCAGCGAGTTCCAGTTCTGTGTACAATTTGAGATGATAGCATAATGGAGAGAGGAGCAATCGCAACGCTCAAAGTACCATACTTGGGCTACCGCCGCATAGAACTTATCGAGCCCTATGGTAATCAGTGGCTCGTGAGGATTTGTGAAAGCGGCAAGGAGATTACCGTCTATGAAGACGAGTTTGAGTTAGACTAAAAATCAGAATCATTATGGCAATAGGAATTATTCAGGCTATATGTGGCGGCTGTTCGTGCGATGAGCAGCAGGCACAAGAGTACCTAGATGATGAACTCAGGTATCTGCGTGAACTACGCGAGGTAAACGATATGCAGCATAGCGACATCGAGTTGGCTTGCTCAAACCTCGGCATCGAAGCCGACTATGAGGAGTATTTCATTCAGGCATTAGCCGTATAGGAAGGAGGACATTATGCACCCAGCAGAAGAATATTTACGCAATACAGCAAACCCGCCATCACTCCATGTACAGATTGGCGGCAAGCGTCGCAGGCTGTTTATCAACCGCGACCAGAATCAGATAGGCATCGTTGCCCCGAACAAGAGAAAATGTGGTTATCTCTTCACGGATTGGGATAGCATCGAAAAGGTGCTTTATCCATCAGACCACGCTCCCAAGAGTGCCGAGGAGGCTAACCGTCAGATGGTGTTGAAGTATCAGCGCCTGGCAAGCAAGGCGACATTCACAGGTCCCTATATCAAGAAGGCACTCAACCCGGACCCTACAAAGTCGCTATATGAGAACGGATTGACCACCGGAACACGCATCGATGGTCAGGTCATATCGCTCAAAGCCGTGGAGAAATGGTGCGGAGAACTCACTATGCAGCAGTTCCGTGAGGCTCTGCGTGAGGGAAAAAAGTTCTACTCTTTGCGCTTCGAGTTCCGAGGCTACGATGGCTCGCTATGGGTTGAGCCCTGCGAGATTGAGGGCGACACTTCGGGTAAGCGTGTGCTTAATGCAGGCTTCAGCAAGGAGTATCGTGGCTGTGGAAACGGCTACTACTACCTACTAATCAACGATGAAAACTTCATCGGCTACGACATTGACTAACCAACAATAAAAGATATGAGCAGACAACTACACTTTGGAACAACCTACCAGGTACAATACGGCTACGGCGGTATGTTTGGTAGCGATGGGCAGGATGCCCTATACGATATCTTCTCGATGTTCGAGATTGAGAATAATGCCGAGGACATCTACACCGATGACTACGAGGTGGAGCGCGAGGAACTCAAGCGTCTTCGCCAGATGCTTATCGACAAGGACGAGAAGTATCGGGAGAATGAGGAGGAACTTAACAAGTGCCTTGAAAAGATTAAGCTTACCCTTGAAGGCTTTATAGAGGTGCTCGATAAGCTCATAAACGAGAGCGACCAGCAGAATGAGTATGTACTAATATCGTGGTATTGATATGGAGGAGAGAGATTTGATTGTGTGCGAGGAGTGCGGCTCGACAGAGATTCAGACACAAGCGTGGGTAGATGCCAACACCCACCAGTACATCGGCGAGACGGGCATTGACCGTGATGATAACTATTGCAACGAGTGTGAGGCTCACAACTACTTCTGCACAAAGACGGAGTTTGTAGAGCGTATGGAGGTTTGGTGGGGCGATGCCGACTTCCCGACAATGGAGAGGGTTACGGGCTACCGCCAGGATGACTTCTCACCCGAAGATGGCTATCAGGATTTTGTTGATGCCTGCAACGAGTGGTGGAAGGCGAAATCCTACGATGAGAAGCGAGCACTCTTCAAGGAACATAACAGCGAGGAGTAGCCTATGGTATATCAACTTCTTAAAGACATTGAGCAGCTGCTGGGTAGCAAGGAGTCGCTCACAGCTGCCGAGCAGAGCATCTTGGAACGCTCCTCAAGGGTCATTACAACGATGCGTAATCCCGAGGATACCGAACTACTCAAAAAGGATGAACTTCTAATCCGCTACTGTCCAGCCACGAAGCATCCTGTGCTTGTCTACTACGATGGTGACGGTATGTGCTCCTGCCTGCACAACGATACCGTGGAGGAGGATATGGAGGATGTGAAGCGATGGCTTAACGAGATGACACAAGAACAAACCAACAGCAATATGAACTACGACAAAGAAGAAGAGTTAATGGATGAGATACTCTCGTCCGAGGAGAACTGCGAGACATTTATGGAGGTCGTGATGTCGGAGATACAGTCCGATGAGGAGACCTACCGACACAAGGCACACCAGCTTATTCAGGCATACCGTGAGGATAACTGCGGTGATATGCTTATGGCACTCTGCGGCTGGTCGATGCACACCTTACTTATCAAGTATCAAGAGAAAAAAGAGCAAAGCAATGAATAGAATTTTAGAAGCAGTGAGAGCGTACTTTAACGCAATTCAAAACCCTACAGATGAGGAGAAGCGGATACAGGCGTTGCTTGCCGAGGGCTTCTTCCCGATTACCTCGGTATGCCGCGATGACCTCCGAGCAAGACACTTCGATGCCGACAAGGCCACAGATGAGCAGATGCAGGAACTCGCCCGCCGTATGGCAGACGACTACTGCGAGCAACTTTTCTGGGATAGTATGGAGATTATCGCTGAGATTGTTGGCATCCCTAAACGCAAAGTAGACTTCTGTCCCAAGTGCGAGTCGGAGTTGATTTACTTCGATGTTACAACGGGATGCAACAGATGTTCCAACTGCGGTCAGGAGTGGGATAACAATACCTACGCTATGGTAGAGTTTCCCGATGACGGCACCTACTTCGAGCAGGAGGAGATTGGCTTCCCCGTATTCGAGCGAGAGGACAACGGAGCAAGGCTTGTCCCCGAGTATGAGTATATGTTGCAGTATGGCAGAACGCCTGACCGAGAGAAGTGCTTTCGTGCTGTCGAGTGGCCCGAGTCACAACAATTTATCGGCAACGAGGAGTGCCTGCTTATCAACGATGACGAGGGCTCGGAACTCTTCGGCTCATCAGCATATTGGGTACCCGTAAAACTCTTGGAGAAGGTATGATAGCACTCATAGACCCATTCAAGGAGGAGATGCTGGAACGAGGTTTCTCGGCATATCATCTCGGCACCCGTGTAAATATGCTTACGGGTGAGATTTCGCTCATAAAGAGTGATGAAGCACAAAACCACGCCAAAGAGGTGTACGACTACATCAAGGAGCGAGAGATTGACGACATAGCCACCTACGACCACGAGTCGGTGATGGAACTTGCCAGCGATTTTGTTGGCGACCATATCGTGCCCGAGGGTGTAGATGAGGAGTATGGAAACTCTGATGAGTATGTCGACCTGCTCGACTGGTGGTGCGAGATATTCTCCTACAACATAGCGGAGTTGGCTATGTGCCATTACTTCCAGACGCACAAACATCTTGTAGACAGATAACCGAGCGGTGAGCATTTGCTTACCGCTTTTTTAATAACCTTTTAACACAAAATCATTATGGCAAATCAAATGGTAATGACTGCTCCTACGCAGTTCAATTTCTCGGTGAACAACATCGAAACAATGAGTCTCGACACACTGCGTCGTACTCACAAGGAAAACGACATCTACGGTCAGCCCGTCAAGGGTATCTACCACTACGAGGTTATCCAGCGTATGGCCGACCTCTGTGAGAAGCACAACCTGAACTACGAGGTCGAGGAGATCTTCGCAGCACAGAACAAAAACAAGAATCAGCCCGGTGTGGTGGTACTGCCACAGGTGGAGCGCGAGTTTGGCGTGCAGGCTGTCGAGGCACATATCCTGCGCCGCATCTACACAACAATCCGCATCAACGACTGGGAGACAGACGAGCTCACCACAACACTTGTCGTGGCATTCCATCAGGATGGCATTCAGGCGGCCATCGGTCCCTGCGTCAAGATATGCCACAACCAGTGTATTCTCTCGCCGGAGCGCAGCGTGGCAAACTATGGTCGTGATAAGGTAACGACAGAGGAGTTGTTTGACCGTGTGGATGAGTGGCTATCTAACTTCCACACAAATATGACCGAGGACCGTGAGCGTATCAAGCGACTCAAGTCAAAGGTTGTATCGCCTACGGAATTGTACGCTTTCATTGGCCTTTTGACAGCTATCCGTGTATCACACGACAGCGCCGACAAGCGACTCTCCTCACAGGTGGATACCTATCCTCTGAATCAGGGACAAATCTCGGTATTTACCGAAGACCTCCTGAAACTCAACCTCGAGAAGGGCAAGATAACCCTCTGGGACATCTACAATGTGGCAACTGAACTCTATAAGCCAGGGCGCACCGATATCCCTGCGATGATTCCGCAGAATGGAGCGCTGGCGGAGTTGCTACTTTCACAAAACATGGCAACAGCATAATATGACACGCATCAAAGGACAACTCACGACAGCTGACTACCTTCCCATAGCCGAATTTTACAAACTAATAAACAATCTTGAAGCCGATGGCCAGTATATGTGGGAGGCGTACTGTTGGCTCTCGTTCTGCACCGCCTTCCGATGTTCGGATGTGCGGACACTGCGCTGGCGTGATGTGCTTAACCGCACAGAACTCGTCCGCATAGAGAAGAAGACAAAGAAGAGCCGTATGGTTAAGTTTAGTGATGATGTGCGACAGAAGACACAGCACCTGTACGAGCTGTCGGGTTGTCCTGATGTGGATAGTCTGATACTATATAACCCACGAACAGGTGAGCCCTACACGATAGTACACATCAACCGTCAGCTCAAGGTCTTCAAGGCAAAGTATCGAATGAAGATTCGAGCATTCTCAACTCATACCTTCCGCAAGACATTCGGCAGGTATGTTTACGAACTTATGAAACGCTCCCCAGAGGCTCTGGTGCTGCTGAACCAGATATTCAAACACTCAACCATTGAGACTACGAGGCGTTACATCGGATTGGCACAGGAGGACATCGACAAGGTCTTTATGTCAATCCACATATAATTTTCTGCCGGGCAGTCATCCTTCGTGGTGCTGCTCGGCTACTCTTTAACTACAAGACTTCAACATTATGAGCATACAGATTGGAAAACTACTCGCGAACGGCACTGTTCGACATATCAAAGTAACAAATGAGGAGCTCTCGGAGAGGTTTATCAGAGTCCTCAAACGCTTCTATCCCAACAATCAGCGTGTAGATGCACTGCTTGAGTTGGGCAACATTCATCGCTTGGGTCCTTCGCCTTATGGCAAATGGACCGACTGCCGAGATGAGATACACTGTTTTGGGGCCATCCGTGATGGTCGCAGGGATAACACGCACCTGCCTCGCATAGCCGACAGCGTGGAGGTGTTTCGCTCTTTTGCAGATGACTGCTTTCTCTTTGCCGAGGGTAAGTGGTACTACCTCGCTATGGAAGAGCAAATACCTTTAGAAGAATACGACTTCAAGCCCAACAAAAACACCATCTGCAACCTTACCATATTCCGCAATAGACAAGCATCCCTCTGCCCAGTGGCACGAATGAATAGTTGGCAGGAGATTGAGGAGTATGCTGAGCGAGAGGGCGAGATACTCTACATCTTCCGTGGTCGCAGACTGGTAAGAATAATTAAACCATCAACATTTAACGAGGAGAAGAAATATGTATAAGAGCATTAAAGTAGCATTGGAATATCTGCCCGAGGAGTTTGTAACACAAGAGATGGTCAACGAGGCAGCAAAGTGTAAGGATGTCGAGGTCTTATCATATATTCCTCAGCGATTCTTAAACACACAACTTATAGAACAAGTAATTGCCAACTGCGACAACTGTTGGCATAGCTTCAAACTAAAACATATCCCAGAGGAGTGTCGCACAGAGAGCGTATGTGCCTACGCAGTAAAGAAGAACTGGCGCAACATCTATGCTGTACCTACCCACATTATGACACGAGAGATGGCTCTTAAGGTGGTGCAAAATTGTGCCGGCGACCTCGATATCCTCTCGGCAATACCTGCTCATATGTGGGACAATGAGTTGGCGATAGAGGCTATGGTGTCGCTCATAGGAAATGTACATCGTATTGGAGACTACACCAATGCCATAATGCGTGTGGAGATAGTACTCGGCTATCTACCTGCATCGCTCAAGACACAGGAGCTGTTTACTGCGATGCTTCAGCGTGAGGCTCTCGATGTGCTCTGTGTGGACCGAGCAACACCCACTAAATTCAAGAACAAACTCTACTACCAGTATCTTGCTAAGCGAGACCTCTCGATGGTGCCTCACAAGTATATCTCATACGAGGTGCTCTATGCTGCAGTATTCTCGGAGCATAACAATAAGGTTCATAACGAATATGTATTGGGACACTATCTGCACCTCCTTGATGATCGCCTTGCTGACCAGTTGGTACGTAGGTATGCTTATGTGTTTAAGACATTGCCCGATAAGTTCCGCACAGCGAAGCGACTTGTGCTGGCGTTAGACAGCAGTTCACGAGATAGCTACACCTTAATCAATACGGAGGATAGCAAAGATAGCAGACTGCTCACAGTAGAGGTTTGTAAGGCCTTTGTTCGTCGTGGTGGCTCGTGCCCTACATTCCCGCAGAAGGTATGGACTCGCAAGTTTGTGGAGTACTGTGAGGAGAACTGCAAGTCGTACCAATGGTTTGAGCAGATGCCTCTTGAATTTCAATCACCGAAGAATACGCAGGCGGCATTCGACTACAACAGCTACAACATTCGCTATTTCTTAAAGCGTTTCATCACTCCCGCAATGGCGAAGTCGGTGTACCGCGAGAACTACTACAATTGCTGGGTGCCGAAGCACTTTATCTCCGAGTTCGTCAAACAGACAGGACTCTCGGAGAAGTTCTACGGTGGCGAGCGTCCGCTGCTCACCCTCAAAAACAACCACGAGGATTACACCTACTGCAAGATTGGAAATACATATATTGGTTTCTACTACACTGATAAGTATAACCCAAATACTGCACGCCTGATTATGACCCGTGCGGAGTCCCGCTACTGCAAGCCCTCACGAGTCTTCGAGTGCGGCGTAAGCACCTTCCATCGTACTTGGCTCGAAAAGATTGTGGCGGAGAATGATCCTCTCTTCGAGAAGCCGAAGGTAGATAAGTCGTTGCGTGCTGTGCAGGCATTAGGCTACTATGGTGTGGAGAAAATCAAGGACATCAAGCGTACAGAGATTTTCCGCAATACCTTCCTCGGTGAGACCATCGGCTACTGTGCCCGCCGCAGAGACCTCACATATCACAGCGACAACTGCGCGACGCTTCTTGAAGGAATGCTCTACAAGATTAAGGGTATGGCAGTGCCAGATGACCTTGGCGAGGAGCCTGTATCCTACACGGCAGATGAGTTGCATAAGAAGTTCGGTTTCTGCTATGCCGGTATGACCGCCTTTGCTGAGGATTACAGCCTCGATATGAGCAAGGCATATACCGTGCAGCAGATGCGCCAGATAGTCCGTGAGGTCGGACCAAAGCCTTCGCTTACAAACTACAAACGAGAACTCAAGAAGATAAAAGTGATATAATATGGAGACAAAAAAGATATATCTGCTATACCGTGGCGATGCTTGGCTCAGCACTGCATCGCTAACACTCGTCGCACCTTTCACAACCTTTGAGAAGGCAGTCGACTACCTACACAAAAAGAGCCGCGAATATGGTATTGACCGAGATGCTGTGGCTCAATTTAAGAGTATCCGCCAGACACAAGGACTCGAAGAGAACTTCTACTGCGAGGAGTTGGAGGTGGACCCCGAACCCGAAGTAGATGAGTTTTACGACCGCATCTTCAAATATGGGCAGTCGGAACTTTCACGAGGTGAGCTGGAGTCGCTTCCAGTACCGTTCTGTACCAAGGATGTAACTGACGAGCAGATGGAGAATATAGTAATGGACACGGAGTTAGATACCCGTGATAGACTCCGTCTGAATGAGGGCGAACCCATCGACTTTGAGAATGACCGCCACAGTGAGGTGTGGTGGGAGGAGATGGAGGCCGCCGTATGTAGACATAATGTCCCATACTACGAGGACATAGACGAAGAATAATTGTTCATCACACGCCATAATGATGACCGACCGTCACGGTTTTACAAACGCCGTGGCGGTCATTTTTTACTTTTATGAGGTGATTTCTTCACCCCAAGAGAGTTTTATACACCTACTCTTAAACAACAAACACAACAGCATATGACAAAGAAAATCAGTTGGCAGGAGGTAAACACCCTGCGAAAAGCATTGCAGGAGGAGATTGTATCGCTCCTCAAAGAGAGAAACATCACCGAACTTCAGTTGGAGTTTGACGAAGACTCACAGTCTCCAACCTATGTGGTAGACTACTGCCATCGTTACGATGCGTGGTACGAGAAACAAGTTACCGCCATAGGCATCTGCGAGGATGGTGATTGGTACTTGAAGGTCTACGACAACCAGGAAGACGAGCACTCGACAATCTATGCCAGCGAGACAACACTCGCAACAAACAACATTGATTGGTTGCTCGGTATCCGTGACAACATTTGTGAAATCCTAAAAATCGAATAGTATGCCAGCATCAAAGACAATCTATCTTACCGTGCGCGTGGATATCTTCAATCCCAATGTGGAGGAGATAACCGATGACGAGGCACAAGATGTGGTCAGCAACCTTGACTACGAGTTTCAGAACTACAAAGACTACGAAATGCAGACCGAGATCTGCGGTATCAACGACTAAAACAAGATAACAATATGAGAAAATTCAAGAAGGGGCAGCGAGTCTATTGGAATGACCCTGCCGGAGAGACATCGGGCGAATATACAGTCCTCGATGCACATGAAGAGAAGTACCAGAACTACACTGACGAGGATGTAGAGGATTACGATGACCGCATTATCCTCATTGGCAATGGCCATAGCGAAGCAGAGGTAAATGCTGAGGAGTTGGACCTCCTTTGTCCGCTATCTCCAGAGGAAATTCACAAGGTGCAAGCAATGCAGGATGCTATGCAGGACCTGCGTCAGGATATGCTCAATATGATGCGGGAAACCGTATCGAAGTACGATGAGCAACGATTGGAGCACCCTGATGGACACTCGTTCACATTCCATGACGAGGATGGTGATAAGTGCGAGGTTGTGGCACTCGAAATAATCGAGGGTGAACTGACCGCCCACTTGGAGTATGAGAATCTAGGTATAGAGAGAAATGTTCCTGTGAGCTCCCTTGGTGTCTTAGAGCTCTACGATATTATGGTAGAAATGATAGATGAGTAGCGATGGAGAAGATGAGTGCATTACAACAGAAGATGGAGAACTCGTTTGTCGAGTTCTGCAAGGAGTACGGCCACGAGCCTCGCTACGCTAATTGTGAGATTGAGTGGCAAGATGACCACGACACCTGCGATGTTGTCTTCAAACTATCGTGCGATGTGGATGAGTGCGAGGATGACAAGATATTCTTCTACTGCAACTCCGTGCGAGACCTTCAATCGATGACAGAGAAGGGCACGGAGGACTTTGTGATAACCGATATTTACTCATTTGAAGACGAACTGCTTTAACTATGCTACAACAGAGACTTTACGACCTATCGGCAGAGTATGTGAACACACTCAAAGCTCTGCCACACCGACCCGATGGTTGGTTGCCACACATCGTCTATGTTGAGGAAGAGGGCGACTATCCCGTATTCGCTCGCTACCGTATGACGGAACTAAGAAGTGACGGTAGTTGCACGCTAATCAACGACGAAACGGGCGAGGTGTTTACCGACAGACACCTCACGGAGATTAACATCGAATGGCTCGACACACTGCTCAGTTGGTACAACGACTGTTGCAACGAGCAAAGACTGAACACCCAAAACGAGTAGCCTATGCCATACAAAAGTGAGAAGATCTCCATCAGCGGTACAGAGTATGACCGCCGACAGAAACTGACGCCCGAGCAGCGTGCCGAGATTTACCATCGCTACCACACCGAAGATGTGAGCCAGCGACAGTTGGCACGAGAGTATGGTGTGAGCCGTAGACTGATAACATTCCTCATAGACCCCGACAAGATGGAGGCATCACGCCACCGACTCAAGCGTAGCAAGGCGAAGGGAATGTATAAGCCCGATAAGAAAAAGTGGGCGGAGACTGTCCGAGAACACAGAAAGTACAAACACGAATTATTCAAACAAGGTAAAATTCAAATAGCAGTATGAAACCAAGAGAACAGGAGCGAGAACTCCAGAGAAAGTTAGTCGACAGCATTGTGTTCGTCGCAACTAACCACCAGCCAGAGGATTGGCTACCTATGAAAGTAACCGTCATCGAGTACCCCGAAGACGAGAATGGCGAGGAGCAGCAGCGCCTAGCTGAGTGTATGCTCAAAGAGATATTCGAGAGCGAGGAGTGCTGTATGCGTGAGATTGGTACCGCCACAGATGAACCATACGGAGTAAGCGAGATTATCAATAAGTCGCTGATTGAGGTGTGGGAGAAGTACACACACATCTGCCATAAGGAGTGGCGCAGAAATGCGATTGCCTACCTCAAAGCCAACACCAAGGCTCCGGAGAGTATCATCGAGGCATTCGTTGATACCCAGTGGAATAGAGAGGAACTGTTTGCCGACAACCTCAAAACATTCAATGAGTGTGTAGGAAACACCGAGGAGAAGGAGTTGTGGATATTCACTTACTCCATCGACCACTTCGACAGAGATATCCTTGACGAGTTTATCGTCGATTGGTACAACCGTTCTGACAACGATGGCCGAGTGCGTAAGATGACGGTAGATGAGTTCCTATCGCTACTTAACGACGAGATGTTTGACGATGTGCACAACTGGGTACGAGCAATTGAACTTCCTAAAACCAAATAGATATGAAGACAAAAGAAGAGTTGTATAGCGAGACATTTGAGGTGATGAATGTAAACGACAGAGAGGTGTTGTTTACCTGCCTCCGTATTAACCGAGACATTATTCCCGAGGGACTCCACGCATACGATATTCGTGAGTCGGATACCGGAGGCGAGTTCGCCACCATAGAGCCCCGTGTAATTGTAAACCACGCAGGAACAATCCTCTCGAAGGAAGTAATCGAAATGGGACCTGATGGTTTTGTGGAGATTGACGAGTACGGATTTGAGGACTCAATGACACTCCAGGAGTGGTTGGATAGTAACACTTAATTGATTGGATATGGATATTCAGAAACTGACGCAAGATTACAAGGAGAGATTCTTTGCCTACGCCGAACAGGTGGCGGAGAATCCTCCCAAGAGGGGGATGAAAAAGGGAGAGTTAGAATCTCCCAATTTCCTCAAAGAGGTTATAAGGCCCATACTTGATGCACTGGTGGATTTACTTCCGGAGTATGGGTTCGCAAAGACCACAGACAAGTACGCAATGTACGGCGAATACTACCGCATTAAGGCGGGCATCGTACTCATTGGAGGCTTCTCCATTGACGATGACTTTAAGCTGTTATACACGCCGCTATTTCACGGCAAACCTTGCGGAGAGAGTTGCGAGGTAATAGATATTACACAGTTGGTCAATACTTTACGCCGTGAGTTTGAGCGGAGAGGTATCAAAACAAGATAGCTATGAAAGATTTCAAACAGAAGGCTGACAATGCGGTATTCGTTGCATCAGCCATTGGACCTTGGGGTATCCTGATGGTCATTGTAGGTATCGTAGGTTTAGTGAAGTGCTGCGTTATGAAACCTCCAGACATTGCTGAAGAGAGCATCAATAAGAGTGGTAACATCGTGGAGCACGTAATGGTACTGGATAGCACAAACAACGGTTTCAGGGTGGTGTACGCAACAGCAGAGCCCGTGACCGATGAGAAGTATGAAGAGATACGAGGGCGGCCTCACATCCAAACAAGCTTTAATAGGTTAAAGGTTGAGGCTCCAAAATACTTTGGAGGAAGTCTTCTCAATACAGATATATGCGACTTCGCTCTCTATGCCTACCGATTTCCGATAGACAACGATTTGAGAATTCATAATATATTCGTTGCAGGTAAGGAGAAGATGAACCTCTATGTTCAGCCCAACCCGAACCTGCCGAATTGTGCTACTTGGATGAATTTCGGTACCGAGCAGGGCAACCAATACCTCAATTCTCACGATATAAATGTCTGTCTACAAAATGGAAGACGAATTTATCGTTACTGGAAGTGCCGACCCCTGCTGCAAGTCTCTGATACTGACGAGCGTTTTAGCCATTTTACAGAAGACGAAAGGTTGTTTTGAACAGACCGTTTTACTGTCCATAATCGAGTGTAACCATCTGAAAATTAACGATTAAAACACTTGGTGGACAAGCAAAATAAGTATATATTTGTACTCCATTTAGCGTGATCGAGTAACCAAGTTTGTAAATTGATTGAAATAGATTGAATATGGTAGACAAGTAAAATGACATCGGAGAAGTCGCAGATTAAGTTTGCGAAATCGGAAAGAACGGGAGAGCTTATTGGCTTTGTATCCCGCCACTCAAAAACTCGTCAATTGAAAGGAGTCAGGGAAGACTCAAGATACGGCAAACAGATTTGTGTCCTGGCAGAGGACCTGAAAGGCACAATCGAGCCAAATGTTCTCTATTCGGTTGAATTGAAGCCTATGCACAAGGCAAAGGGATATGTGGTAGTTGCCGCCACACCCGTACAGTTTCCTGCGACAGTAGAGACCATAATCGTTCCCAAAACGCTGTACAAGGTTACAGTGTCATTCGGCAACAAGACCATCTATCTCGACCCGAAGGACGGCAAAAGTGCAATGAGCCGAACGCTCGATGGCGTGCTCCAAATCCTCAGAGAGCGCAAGGACATCGAGAACCACGAGGAGGTGATAGCCGACTTCATCAAGCAGGCCCAAGAGATGATTCGCCGATTCGAACAAGACGGATACATCTACACCGGCAAGCGGTATATGGGAGGTGGTCGAAAATGAAGCGCCCGACAGTAGGAATAGCCACTGACGGCGCACATTCCACGAAGGAGAGGTTGACACGCTACAGGGCGGTTGACCTCTCTTCTGGATTGGAACTCTTCAACCATTCCATAGGCAATAAAACAAATAACATCGGAGAGTTCCTCGCCATCGTAGAGGCTGTCAAATATATCCTCAGACACCCCGAAGCACCACGCATTATTTACTCGGATAGCATTACCGCAATCACCTGGTATCGTAATAAGCAAACCGCGTCATCCCGACGCTGTGAGCAGCTGCAATTAGCCGAGATTTTCCTCAAAGTTATGGCGGCTAAAATAGAGGATATTCAGGTACTCCATTGGGATAATCGCAAGTGGGGCGAAACGCCTGCAGACTTCGGAAATAAGTAATCTCTTAATATAAATAAGGTATGGCAAAACTAAAATCACAAGCAATCCGTGTTGTCGAGCTTAAAGAGCACGAGTATTTGCAGCTTGTGGAAAACACTATAAAATTGGAGGCTCTAAAAATCGCCGGCATTGAGAAGATGGCAATCTATAAAGCAATGGAGCATATCTTAAACAATCAGCACATAGATATACTCATCAAACCTCTATCAAGGCGATATAGATAA